GTGGATCCACGAAGACAGACGCGCGCCGTAAACACCTGAAACGACCGCCTTTATGCGCCGACCTAGCCGACGCCTACGCCGAGTCGATTGCCAGCGGAACCGCCGTCGCGAATCTGCGAATCGTTGACTCGTGCAAGCGCTACTTAGCCGAGCGCAAAGCGCCGGCGGCGCACCAGGTGTGGTGGGATGAGCCACGCGCCGAGGACGCCCGGGCGTTCGCACGCAAGTGCGGCCAGGGCGTGGAAGAGGACGCCGGCAAACCACTGGAGTGGATGCCGTGGCAGTGCATGGTGGCAATGATCTTGCTTGCCCGCCGGCGCGTGATCGCCAAGGTGAAGACCGACACGCCGGCGACCAAGGCGCTGCTGCTGGTGGTGGCCCGCGGCAACGGGAAAACCGAGTTCGCCGCGTCCATGATCATGGCAGCGATGCGCGACACGAGCACCAGCCTTGAGTTCTCAAGCGTCGCGCCGGATGGGCGCTTGGCGCAGAAGACATTCGAGCGCATGGCGACCATGTGCCGCACGCTGGCGCTAGATGACGCGGACAAGGACGATAAAGGGTGGACGTCCTCTGGTGGGTCTACGCCCGCGCATCCCGGCAGAGTGCGCCACGGTGGCAATAGGTACATATCCTTGCCGTGCACCGACCGTGCGCTTGACGGATTGACGACGCGCTTGATCGTCGCGGACGAAACAGCGCGCATGGACAAAGCGTTTGGTCGCTTGCTCACTGGGCTTGCCAAGTTCGCTACTTCGCAACTGTTGGCGATCACGACGCCGGATCCAGAGCAGAAGACGCGCCCGATTTGGGGCTATTGGCAAGCGTGCGAGGCCGCAATCACTGACGGAACGCCCTATCCGGCGGGCTGGTGGCCCATGATTTACGGCTTAGATGCCGACGATCAGGCTTCAGACCCTGCCGTTTGGGCGAAAGCGCACCCAGGTTTGGGCGTCATTGTCGACCCGACGCAGTTGCAATTGGCCGCGCAGACGATGCTAAACACCGGAGATCCGGTTCAAATTGCCGAGTTTGAGACGCAGCTAGCGTGCAGATACCACGAGATTGCCACGACTGACATCGATCTTGCGGTGCTTGAGCGGCAAATGGTGGATTGCGACTGGGATCGCTTGCGCGGCGCGCCAGCGGTCATCGGTCTTGACTTGAGCCGCGGTGGTTACGGAAGCCAACTTGACTTGACGGCGCTCACCATCATGGTGGTCGATGGCGGCATCATCCGTGCGCGGAACGTGTGCTGGTGGGCCGGCACGGACATTGCGCTTGATGAAAAGCGCTGCAAGAATCCGCTACAGGTGTGGATTGAGGCAGGACATCTGCGCCGAATGCCTGGTGAATGGCAGGATATGAGCATTGTCGAGGCTGAAATTGAGCACTTAATGACGCTCTACGACGTCCGAAAGATCGGCGTCGACCCGCATCCAGCGCAAGCGCGAGACATAAAGCGATGGCAAGATCGCGGCTGGCCCATCATTCCGGTCGATCAGAGCATCCGAACGATGGCTCCAGCGTGGAAACTGTGGGGCGATCTCTTGAAGTCGAAGCAACTTTGCTACCAAATCGACCCGGTACTTGCGTCCGGACTGAACAACGTGCGACTGATCCGTGACAACGTCGGCAACACGCGACCAGTGAAGGGACGCAGCGCCGGCAACATGGACGTGATCGTCTCCGGCAACATGGCAGCGCTTCTGATGGAACATCATCAGGTGCGCGAGTCAACCGGACTCAGCACCAGCGCTTGTCCGATTGGTTAAGGTGGCAAGTCTGAAATAATCGCTTGACAACGCGGGGCACATTTGTCCCATGCGTTGCAGTGAGCATCTTCGCACGATTCTTCGGGTTCAAAAGCGGCGTAGTTGTGTACGCACGCCCGGAACCACTGGCAACGCCAGCGCCACAGCATTTACCCGCTGTCGTTCGCGCCATGAATCTCATCAGCACGGACTTGGCGCGGCTTCCGTTCTCGGTAATTGACTCGCAAGGCCAGGTTGTCGATTCGCCGATCACGCAATTGATGACGCGGGAAGCCTCGCGCTGGCAGTCGGGCTACGAGTTTCGGCGGTACATGACCACGTGCGCGCTTGATTCGGGTAACGGTTTGGCACTCATTCGCCGTGATTCATCGGGCACAGTTGCCGAATTGCAACCACTTCCGAGCGGAACATCGACCGTCGAGCTCACAGAAGAGGGCGTGCAGTACCGGCTTGGCGGCAATCTCCTCAAGGCAGACCAGGTGCTGCACCTTGGTTGCTATCCGGATCCGCTCTCGCCGAGTTGGTATATGTCGCCAATGGAGTCTTGCCGGTTCGCAATGGAACTTGCGGCAGACCAGGACGCGGCCCACAAGAGCCTGATCCGCACCGGTAGCACCGGCAAGGTTTCGATCTCTCACCCGGGCGCGATGTCCGATCAGACGGTTCAAGCCATCCGCGACGCCTGGCAAACCATGCACGCAACCGCGGAGGGTGCATCGCGCCCGCTGATCTTGCGCGAAGGCATGAAGGCTGAGCGCATCAGCGCTGAATCAACCACAACTAGCATTGAGTCGCGCCGGTTCTCGATCCAAGAGATTGCCCGCGCATTCGGCGTACCGCCCGAAATGCTTTACCAGCAGGGCGGCGGGGCGCTGTCCTCACAATCCGAAACCGCACGCGCCTACGTTGACGGCGCACTCGCCCAATGGGTAACCGCGTGGGAGTCGGAGATCACGCGCAAACTCTGCGGGCCCGGCGAACACGCAAGGCTCGATACCGACGTCCTGCTCCGCGGCAATATGCGCGATGCCGGCATGGCGCTGTCCAAACTTGTCCTCGCCGGGATCCTCTCACCGAACGACGGCCGGAAACGCATGGGCTTGCCTCCGATCGCCGGCGATCAGTTCGACATTCCAAGTGTGTCCATGCCAGGCGGAATGAGCGCCGTCCAGGGCGACAACGCCACCGAGAACATCGATGGAGGTGAAGACATTGCTTGAAATCCGTACCGCCAAGATCAGTATGCAAGGCGAAAAGATCGGCGGCTACGCCAGCGTGTACGACGCTCCGAGCCATCCGCTTACCGTCCGCGGCCTCAATGGCGGCAAGCCATTTACTGAGAAGGTTGCCCGCGGCGCGTTCGACAACTCGCTTCGCTCCAACATCTCGCTGCTTGTCGGTCACGATTCGCGCGACCTACTCGCCAACACCAAGAGCGGACTGCTTGAACTGAACAGCGACGCACACGGTTTGGCATTTTCAGTGACCTTGCCAGATACAGAACTTGCCCGCTCTACGAGATCGCTTGTAGCCGCGGGCGTGTTTTCTGAAATGTCGTTTGGCTTCAACGTGATCTCAGATTCTTGGAGCGGCAACACACGCACGCTCAATCAAGTTCGTTTGATCGAAATTTCCGTAGTGTCCGAAGGCGCTTATCAGCAGACGAGCGTCGAGGCAAGAACCCTTCTGTCGGGCGCTGCCCGGCTTCGTCTGCGACTAAGGATGCCATCATGAAACTGTCCGAACTCTTTGAAAGCCGTAAGGCGCTCACCGCAGAGCGCGATTCCATTCTCGCACAAGATTCCCTGACCGTCGAGATCGAAGCTCGCGGCCATGAAGTCGCAAACGAACTCGCAACCGTTGAAGCCGAGATCCGTTCCGCGCAAATGCGGGAGCGTTTCGCTTCCTCAAGCGCCGTCGAGATCATCGCCAAGCGCGATATGGAACTTGGACGCGAAGAGCGCGACACCAAGAAGTACCGCGACCAGTTCATCGGTTGGCTCAAGGGTGGCGCTGCACCTGAAGTGCGTGCACTCTCGACCGCAACCACTCCTGCAACCGCTGCTGGCACGATCATGGTGCCCGCTGTCTACGAGACAGAGATTCTTAAGTACCTCGATAGCCAAGATTTCTTGCGCTCGTTGGCGGATTATCGCGGTGGAGTCACTGGCTACCCATCGCTCCGTTACAACACGCAGACCAGCGCTTCCTACGGTGGCGGCACCGGTTCGTGGATCGCGGAAGGTGGCACTGCTGTAACCAACGATATGGCACTTGCTGAAGTGCTGTTGCCTCCGAAGTTGTGCTCACCTACGACGCAAGTTTCGCAGACTCTCTTGCGCCAAGCCAACTTTGACGTCGAAGCCGAAGTCATGATGGACTTGCAAAAGAAGTTGAGCAAGAATCAGGCCTTTGCTTTCATCGGTGGCACGGGAACCAATATGCCAACTGGCATCTTTGATCCTGCAACCACGACCACTGGCGTTCGTAGTGGTGCAACTGTTGCATCGGGTAACACCCGTGCATTGAAGGTGACCGCTGCAACCTCTACATCTGCGGTGACGATTGAGAATCTCACCAAGATGCGCTACGAGACTCTGCCAGCGGCTTACTGGAACAGTCCAACATGCGCTTGGATCATTCCGCAAGACGTCTACGCAGCGATCGCTGGCATCCTCGTGAACAATGTGCCGCTGTTTGTTCCTTCTGCTGATGCTGGCATCAGGAATGCAGCACCATTCACGCTCATGGGCCTCCCGGTCTACGTAACGCCGTACGTCCCGGTGAACACAACTGCTACCACACTCAAGACAGTGATGGCAGTGGTTGGAGACATCCGCGAGTCGTACAGCATCCGCGAGTGGGCAGGAATCGGGATGATCCGCGACGACATCACGCTGGCCACGACTGGCCAAGTGAAGTACACCGCGATGTCGTTTGCCAACGCAAACATCACCCGCGGCGATGCGCTCGTTCAGTTGCGCGTCACCAACGTCTGATTCTGATCCTCTCATCCTTCAGGTGGGTGGGGCTTCGGCCCTACCCACCTGCAGCGAGGAACAATGGCTCTAGACATTGCAAAGTTCCGCAGTTGGGCCCGCATTCCTCACACGGAGGATGACCCGGCTATTGGCATTGCATGGGCAGCAGCCGTACGCGAACTGGAAGAGCGCACCGGGTGGTGCGTGGAATCGGTCACCAGGACGCAGTGGGTGCCCGCAGCGCCCTTGACAATCTACGGCGGTCTGTACCTCCGTCTTGAGCGCCAAGGCGACCTGGCGGGCACTACGGTCACCTACAGCGACAGCGCCACCACGCCGCTGACCGGGAACCTCAACAGCGCCAAGATCCAAATCAACGGTCTGATCTACGTGGACATGGAGATTGACAATGTCAATCTGACCTACCCGGTCACCCTTACCGTGACGGCCGGCAACGCAGCGCTCAACCCGCTGCTCGAGATGGCGCTCCTCCAGCGCGTCGCGCACCATGTTGCAAGCCGCGGCGATGACACCATCGCGCTCGACTCGACCTACTGGGATCGCATCACAGGCATGATGGGCAAGGGAATCGGATAATGGCTGGGCACGTCCCATCCGGAATGCTGAGGCTTTCGATGACGGTACAAAATCCCGTGCGAACCATCGACAGCGTCGGACAGGCAGAAGTCTCATGGCTGAGCGTCGCCAAGATTGCTTGCCACATTGACTCGGCACGAACGAACGAAGTGATCGGCGATCTTGGCGTTAACGCCCGCTCCGACTGGCGCATCCTGGCCGCTTGGCATCCTGCCGTGACCACGAACAGCCGACTGCTTTACCTGGACAACGGCACAGAGCGCGTGTTCAACATCCGCGTGTGTTTCGACCGTGACCAAAAGCGCCGACGTCTTGAGATCGAAGCGACGGAGGAAGTCGAATGAAAGCCACCCAGGTAACCCTTAAGACGCAGTTCCGCGACGGCAACGTCCGCGCCGCGTTGGCTCGTCTTGGGCCCAAAGTGGCACAGAATGTAATCAAGCGATCGATGCGAAAAGCGCTTGACCCAGTGCGCGCCGCACTCCGTCAGACTTGGGTAGCCGCTGGGTATCGCGGTAAGCCGCTTCATCGTGGGGCAATCAATAAAGCAACCCGCATCGATGTCCGACGCGCTGGCGGTGGAACAAGCGCCGGGATCACTGGCCGCGTCGGCGTCATGTACGGGAAGAGTGGCGGCGCCGGTGCGGGCGGCCGGCAGAAGATTTGGCACTTGTTGGAAGGTGGATTCCGGCACTACGCCAAGGGATCCAAGGCTTACGCCAACTTTAGTAAAGGCGTCAAAGCAGAGCAAGCCACCTACCGGGCGATCATCAAGCAGAACCGCCCGGCTGCGCTCAAGGCGCCAAAGGCAGAACGTAGCGGCAAACTCCGCGCAGTCTTTGCTGCGGCCCGTGATGCAGCGCCTGCGTTCGTCGCAGAGCGCTCCGCACGCGCTGTGGATCGAAAGAGCGCGACGGCGAAACAGATCGCAGGAGCGTGGCGTTCTCGCGCTGTTGCTACCCGCATGATTCCACAGGTGACAAAGAACCTCCGCGACTACATCCTCCAAGCGGCGAAGGAGGCTCTACGTGGCAACAAGTAGAAGCCTAAAGACCATTACGGAAGCGCTGTACGACTATCTAAAGACGCGCATCGGCGTGGCTGAGTTGTCGCCGCGCTGGCGTCGGCAGGGCGATCCGCTGCCGTATGTCGTGTACGAGTTCACCTCTGCCGCATGGGCGCAGACCACGGACACCGTCACGAACATGGTCACGCTGTCGGTCAACTTCTCTTGCGTCGCCGGGACAGTAGCGGAAGCAATGGCGGTAGCCGACGACATTACCGCGGCATTTGCCATCAGTGTCACAGAAGGCTCTATCACCTTCCGGATGGTTGATATCAACATGAGAACGCTCGACGCTGTACCCGATGACGGTACAGGCGATGCCGAACGAATTATCGTAGTTACCACGACATTCCTTACCCACGACGAAAGTTAAACGATGCCAACGACATACACAGCCGGCTACGGCGGGACACTCACGATCAACTCGGTAACCATTCCGGTACAGAACGTGACGATTGACCTATCGCGCCAAGAGATTGACATCACCACCACGCTTGACCTCACCACGCTAGCAATGGCTGGCCGTCTGACGCGCAAGATCACCTGCACGGCAATGGCTACAACCGTCGCGGAAACGGCGCTCACGCTGCTCATCAATACCGCAACGGACACCAAGACCATTGTCGCCTGGAGCGATGGCAACTCGGGCACCTCCTACAGCATCACTTGTATGTTGAACAGCGCCAGCCGTTCGTATGACGGGCAGGGCGCAGCGACCATCAACTTTAGTTTCTCGGAAGCGAAGCCAGCCTAATGCCAATCGGAACCGAATATCTAGGCGACGGATGGCGCGATGCCAACATCGAAGGATTGCCACCTCTCCAGGTGCGCCGACCAGTGATGCGGGACATCGCCGCGGGCGGGCAGTACTGGTGGATTGCTTGCGTGCGCTGCGCAGACGGTACGCCGTTACTTGCTGAAGGCGTAGCCGCTGCCGATCTGCGCGTCGAAGTCGGTAACGCCATTATCGCGGAGGTAATGAAAGAGCGCCCTATTCAAGCGCCGAAAGGCGCATCTGGAGGATGACT